TCATAGTAGACTTTCTTAAAGGTAGAACCGGAGAGGGGTAGATAGAAAAGCATTTGATCAAACTCTGGCTCATACTCTTTCATCTGATCCATTATTTGATAGTTCATAAAATCTTTTACTCTGTGTGATTGATCTTGTTTCTCTGGAGTGATCGCTCCCATAATTTGAGTTCTGACTGGTCCGTCAGCTGGTAATAATTCTTTGTAAGCTTGTGCTTGAAATTGTGTAACTGCTTCTGCTAATACAGGGTGATTAACGCCTGATGCACCTCTAAAAGGTTCTGTTCTTCTTTCGTATTTAAAACCTAAAAGTTCCAAACCTTCTCTGTATGATTGTTCCCAATCTCCACGAGATTCTTTGTACTCTCGGTATTGTTCAAATAATTTTGTACCTAATGAATCTAAAACTTGATCGCTTAAACTCTCAGCTAAATTTGCATTATGGTTTTGTTGCATAGATGGATCTATAGCATTTGGATCAAAAGAAACTTCTGCTCCACCTTCTTCATCCATTGTTACTTCTACATCTTCTGATGTTTGAACAATATCTTCGTTAGGTGTTTCTACCTCTGTTACTTCTGTTTCTTTAAATTCTGCATCGCTTACGGATTGATTCGGTAAAGCGTCATCTATTTCTGCCATGATTATCCTTTTAATTTAAACATTGTTGCAAGTCCACCTTTATTGTAACCTGTTCTTCCTCTGCCAGTTCTATTACTTACAGGACCACCATATCCACCTGCTGCAACACCAAATCCTTGAGTTCCCATATTACTATAAGATTGACCACCAGCACCTTGTCCATAATTAGTTTTTCCGTATTGTGCTGCTCTAGCTGCTTCTGCTTCTTTTTCTTTTTTCTTTCTTTCTTTTTCTGCTTTTTGAAATTCTGCTATCTCTAATGCTTTTTTCTGTTGTTTTTGAAAATTAGATTTAGCTTTAGTAATTAAACCAAATCTATTTACTAAATCAAAACCTGCTTTGTTTGGATCAAAATTTTCTATATCTTCTTCAGTTAAACTAGATATGTCTATTCCATATTTATTGGATAAAGTATTTGCAATTGTATCAGTTCTCTTATCAAAAGTTTTATCAGTCATTTGATTTGCATTATATCCAGCCATGACACCACCTACAGTATTTACATCACCTACAATTCTACCAATGTCATCTGTATAAACACCCGATCCTCTTAATTCATTTTCTAAAATTGCTCTTTGATTCACAGGCATTATACCTTGAAGAGCACCACTTAAAAATTCTGCACCTCTTTTAACTGTACCTATTCCTGGCACAAAATTTATAGCCTTACTTAAAAATTGTTGTGTTTGAGAAGGAGGTTTTCCATAAAAAAATTCTTGATTCATATCCATTTGTTTTCTATCCATTGTACTTGGATTAATTCCATATTCTGAAAATTGTCTAAAATCATAATTAGGTTGGTAAGTAGTATTTATCTTACTCATGTCTGGGTTATAGGGATTAAAACCATCTCCTCCTCTATTTAAATCTTGTCCAATAATATTGATAATTCCACCTGGAGGTGTTGGTGTTGGAGTAGGTGTTGGAGTGGGTGTAGGTGTTGGAGTTGTTCCTTGGTTGTAACCAAACAACGCCAAGTAATCATTCATGTTCGGGAACTGTTGTTGTAGTACCGGACTACCTTTGTAGGTGTTAATGTAGTTTGAAAAATCTTGTGCCATTAATAATACGTTCTCTCTGTTCTTGGTAATGTATCTTCTTTTTCATCTTCAGGATGCACTATAAACCCTCCCTGTCTAAAACGCATTACCGCTTGTGTTGTGCTGTCCACCAAATCATCATGGTCTCCATAAGGAAATGATGCACACTCTTCAATCACCTCTTCAGCGAATTTATCTTCAGTCGCCCAAATAACGCCACTCTCGAATAGCGGAGCGACGGCATTGACCCTCGCATGTTTATCGTTACCTTTTGAGGGAGTGTAATTTATAACAGGTATCCCCATTTTTCGCAACTCATATGTGAGAGGTAGACCAGAGGCTTTGGATTCAATGATAACTGTTTCAGGATTCCAATACCGGTATTGTTCCCAAGCTTCTTTCTTCAATTCGGGAAACTCTAATCTTTCTTTAAATGCATCTAATAATATAAGATTGGCAGGCGAATCTTGATCGGGGTAGAATACTCCCCACGTGGTAATAGCAGAATAGTCTGCAGATTCTTTTTTCAAAAACGCTGTATCATAACTTTGAATGATATGTTGTAGAGGTGGAATATAACCTTTGTCCCAAATTCTCCACCATTCTCTTTTGATTAAAGATCCTTCTTCAGCTGTTGGGTTCTGCATCCATTGTGCATTCCATTTACCCACGCTCAACGATGCTTTAACAGATTCTAACTCATCAAGTTTCCAATACTGTGGCCACACAGGTTTACCCGATGGCATGATTGCAGGGAACTCTACAATCTCCCATTGATCTGATTTTAATTCTTTTTGAGAACGAAGTAACATTCCTGTTAGATCTTTCATGTTCCATCTTGTCATAACCACAACGATTGCTCCACCTGGCTGCAAACGTTGTCGTGGACCTGAAGTGTACCATTCATAAGCACGCTCTAGTGCTTGGGCATTAAGTGCATCTTGTTCCGAGTGTGGGTCATCGATAATCAATAAGTCCGCACCACGGCCCGTGATCGCCGAGCCGACACCAGCTGCATAATATTCACCACCTTGTTCTGTTTCCCATTTACCCGCGGCTTGACTGTCCTCTCGTAGTCTTGTCTTGAACACGGATTGATATTCGGGTGAATCGATTAGTGTTTTAGCTTTACGACCAAACCTGATTGCTAGTTCGGTGGTGTGTGTTGTCTGAATAATTTTAAGATCAGGCTTTCGTCCTACCATCCAAGAGGGTAAGAGGTAGGACGCAAACTCTGACTTTGTATGTCTGGGTGGCATGTTGATGATAAGTCTTTTTATTTTTCCGAGAGCTAATTTATTAAACTTATCAGCAATCTCTTTGTGATGTTTGCCTTCGATGAACTCTGGCCAGACATGTTTTACAAAGCTTAAGAAATCTTTTTGTACAGAATTTTGTTTTTTCTTCTCGTCAAATTTTATAGCGTATTTTAAAAATTCTTTCTTCGCATCCGGTGGAAGTTTGTTAATTAGATCTTGGTTCATTTTCGTTTACCTTCGCGGCATTCGCCGTTGTGCACATACAGTAGGTTTATTATAGATTTAAATTTCTTATTTCGCAACCCTCTAGAAATGGCGTAGCCTTTCTTCTTTCCAGATAGTCTGAAGTTTTCAGTCTTAACTTCCCAACATTTAGTTTCACCCGTATCGGGGTCAAAGGTTATTAAATCTACTGCACCGTTTGTTTGGCAGGAATCAAAAACATCTAAACCTTTAGCCATCAAATAGCAGATGGCGATCTTCTCACTATAGCATCCTTTTCGGTTCTTTTTCATAACCCCTTTTGAAAAAAAATTTTGCAAAATTTTTTACAGCCTGCAATATATATGAAAACGAAATTACCCCATATCTATTTTTAAATCAAACACTATATACTAATATATACAACATCCTTTTGCTTTTAGGGTGTTTATATTTTTCTTTTTCTTTCTCTGTTCTAATTGCTTTGGTACCTCTATCAATTAATAATGGACTACGTACTCTGAATATATAATATAAATAGTAATCCTTCGGATTACTCTTAATGTGTCGAAAATCGACACAACCCACGAGTGTATCGTGGGTCGTGGCTTATTAATTATGGTCGGTTTTCTATGTAATCTTTTTTGATATCCTCATTTTCATAATAATCAGTATGATAATTTAAAAACATATCCCAATCAACCTTGAAGAATTTATAGTCAGTTAATCCACCTCGAGCATCTGCACCATTATGAATTGAAAGTGCAATTATATCACTACTATAAATATCGCCACCATAAAGAAATTGAATATCCTGTGAAAGAACATTTTCTTCATTGTAGGTATAAATACAATTAATCTTTTTATCTCGATGAATATATTTCTCCATAAATTCTTCGACATCATGCCACGAATTAGAGCGTTCTTTATTTTGTTTAATCCATGTTTCAAGCATTTTTGTTTCGTCCTCTAAATATTCACAACTTTCAACCAAGTGATGAAATAGAGATTTCGTGCAATAATCCTCATCATAAGAAATATACTTTTCTTTTTGAAAGTCTTTTAATTTCTTTTTTTGATTACGTTGCCAATGTCGACCATTATCGCCACCACTATCACACATATGGATGCCTGTGTTTTCAGTTAACATTTTATAAATTATTTTTTCAGTTTTCATTTTTTCTTTCTCCTTTATTTGTTATCGACAATAATAGTCTCAAATTTAAATTTTCTCAAGTCCCAATAATCCTTGATTTGCTTTCTTGCTTGGTCATTGATTAAATCCATTTTACAAAATTCGAGGCTTTCTTTCTCTGAATGCCCTTGAGCCTCCATTCTAATAATGGAGGCGTTATCAATTGCATAAGTTTTATAAATTGTTTTATTCATCGTCTTTAATCCCATAATAATTATTTAAGTTTGGAACTACCATCAATGACATATCGCAATCATTACAAAC